ACCGTGGGCGGCGATCTCCGCCGCCTCGTGCGCGCCCGCATCGCCCAGCGTCTCGGTCATCCCGAACCACTGGACCGGCGCGAAGCTAAGGTCCGGGTTGACGGTGATCAGCACCCGCTTCGCGCCATCGGTTGGATCGAAACTGACGGCGGGGACGGGAGCGCGCGCTGGCTCGTGTGCGCCGTTCTGCGCCAGCAGCGAACGTTGCCGTAGCCGCAATGGGACGAGGTCCGTGATTCTCATGTCAACACCTGACTCCCGACACCGCTCAGTTCGAGGACACCGAAGCCGGACATCTCCACCTCGGTCAGACCGGTCGGGTTTTGCGCGCCGGTGGCATCTGACAGACCGGTGAGGCGGAACATGACGACCTTGCCCGAGGCCTGCTCGACATAGCGGGTGATGTCCAACGAGTTCGTCATCGATGTGGTGCCGTCCCAGCCGATGCCCGCACCGAGGTCTTGCCAGCCGAGACTGTCCTGGGCGTTGATCTCGAGGAGGACGCGCACGTAGCTGAAGGACGTTTCGTAGATACCGGGATCGAGCGTGTGCGTGTGCCCACCATTCGTCTGCGCGCCGAGGTTGCCGACCGTCGTCGTGGTCGTCGTCGGCACGGTGACAAACGGGGTCTCGCCCGGATAGTAGGAACGCGGCGTCCAGCCGGTGCCGCTGTTATCCACACTGGGCTTGAGTCCCGCGTAGCCATCCGTTCCCAGTGCGGGGTTATTGAGGTTGTTCCCGCTGACCGCGCCGCCGCCGGTCGTGGGGACGGAGGTGCCGTGACTGTGATTCGTCTGTGACGCGACGAAGGAGATGTCCGAACTGGTGCTCATCACCGCGCCGAGACGGTCTGCTTGCAGCACCCCCGTATTCGTCGTGTAGAGAATACCGGGCGTGTTCGGCGGCGACTTGTTGGCGATGGGGTCGCCGCCGGAACCGGCAGTGAGATGATGGAAGTGGCTACCGAGATTGGGGACATTGGCCGATCCGACCGTGCCGCCGCCGGTTGCCGCGACGGAGGAACCGTGATTGTGCCCCCACTGGTTCGCGCCGACGCCGATGCCCTGCGATCCCTGGTTGCCCATGCTCGCACTCGTGTGACCGTGCTGGAACTGGGGCAGGAACTGCTGGGCGTTACTCGTCGTTTCATCGACCGCTTTGATCGTGACCGTACCGGTGAGTTGCGGGATGCCGACATCGTGCTGGTGCTCGCCATCCTTGTGCGCCTGATTGAGGTCGTGGCGCACGGCGAAGATCGTCACGAGAATCTTCGCCTGCTGGACGCGGAAGGTCGAGGCGGGAATCTCCCAGTTCTTGGTGAGCGGGTGCGCGGCATCGATCTTCACCCGACCGGTGTCCAAGGGGTAGATCGCGGGCGTCGTCGTCGGGATCAAGCGGAGCGCCTCGATCATGCCGCGTGTGGCATCACCGGATCGACTGGTCGCGTCGGGCGGGTGCTTGCCGTTACTCGTTAGCGTCCACGTGTCGGTGACGACATCGCCGTAGGAGCGCGAGACCGCGACGACATAATACGCGCCCTCCTCGTCGATCTCGGGGAATGCGCCCTGCGGATCGAAGCCGATCATCTGCACATTGAGCTTGACGCGGTCCCCCGCACGCGGTGGGCGACGGGTGCCGACCGTCGTCACCGTCACACTCTGCTGCGGCGTGCCGTACCACTGCAACTGCGCCTTCGCCGCGACATAGAGCGCGCGCTCCGATAGCTCCTGATTGAAGATGTTGCTGTCCACATAGGTGAATGAGGAGTCGGTGAACGGGCTGCGGAACTCCCCACTGCCGGGATACTGCGCGTTCCACTTGTCGAGCGATGCCTGATTGACGATGCAATATTCATAGCCGTCCGCGCCACCGTCCAACCGAACGGCGAACTCCCACTGCGTGCTGTTCCCCTTCATCGGCCGTGCCGGGAACAACCGCGCCGGTGTCGCGCTGTAGTCCACGAGGGCCGGGATCGGGAAGTGGCTGTCGTACTCAGGGAAGTAGTAGTTGATACCGCGCGGATTCTTCGACTGGTAATGCTCGTAGGTTGGGTCATAGAGGATGCGGAAGAGTCTGCGGAAGCGCACCTGACTGGTGCCGCTGCCACCACCGAGCGGGGTCATCACATTCGTCAGTTTCGTGCAGTCCGCCGGGTGACGGGTGATCGTCTGCACAAGGCGCGCGTTCGCGTTGTTGGCGAGGATGTCCTGCGCGTTGCCGCCGTCCGGGGTGAGAATCTCGATCAGCGGTGACGCGCCGAAGATGCCGAGTTCGATGCTGCGGTTCGGTGTGCCGTCCGGGTCATGCCCCTGACGCGCGTGCGCCCCAACGGCGTCCGCCGTTTGCAGGAGTGCGCCCAGGATCGTCGCGTCCTCGAAGCGCAGGACATAGGGCACATCCCCGAAATCGACGCAGCGCGCGGACCAACCATAGCGTAAGGCACCGATCCGGTTGATGATCGTCGCCAGCGTCGGCCCACTGAAGGTCGTGCCGTGCGGTGGCGGGATGCCGCCGATCGGCTGGACATAGCCCGCGATCCAGCCCTGACCGGTCGTCGAGTAGCGGAGCACCTCGGTGATGTTCGGCAGTTGCAGCGTGATCGTGTGCTGATCCGAGGCGGTGATTTGCTCCTCCGGGTCATCGATCAGCCCATAGGCGATCGTGCCGACCTCGTCGTCGATCACCTGTACCGCCGTGATGCCGGTGAGGAGCGCCAGTGATTGGCGGAACGAGCCACTGACCGTGATCGAGTGCGGCGAGAACTGGTCCAACTCCTCCATCACGATCGTCGCCGAAAGGATCTGCTCGATCGCCCATTCCTGCGGCAGCGGCGTCAGATTCAGATCACACAGCACCAACGACAGCAAACCCATCGCACCACCCCTTCACGCGGCAACGAGGACGTGGTACGTCCATTGATAGAGTGTCGTCGCCGCGAGGGGCGTTGCCCCGGATGTCAGATTGAAACTGAACCCCGCCGTCGGCGCGGCAAGGACAACACTGGCACTCCCCAGTGCCGCCGCCGCGCGGTTCGCCGGGAACAGTTCCACCGCGTACGGCGCGGTCGCGTAACTCGTCCGGTAGGCGACCGTCGCCACCGTCGCGTTCGCTGCCGGTGCCGCCGTCGTCGTGACGCCGAGCAGTCCATGCTGATCGGTGCCCGCGAGGGTCGTCGCCGCCGCCGTCGTCCCCGCACCCGTGCCGGTACTGACGGTCGGCGCGTTGTTCTGCGCGTAGCGGATGTGGCCCGACTGATCGAAAACAACCTGCTGCCCGTTGTCCGGCTGGGTGATGGAGGAGATCGTCAACCCCGCCTGCACGATCTGCATCAGATTATTGAGCATCGAGATGACGGCACCCGTGCCGCCGTGCGTTTGCAGGATCAGGTTCGTCAGCCCGCCCACCCGCAACTCACCGAGGAGCGCGTCGATCCGTGAGGAGGATGCGCCGAGTGACAGTTGGATCGGATTCAGCGGTGCCGCGCCGACCGTCACCAGTGACGACCCTGCCGCCGCGAACGGGATGAGACTGATGCCGCCCGACGGATCAATGCGGATGTAGGGCAGCAGTGCGCCGCCGGGGACGGGTATCCACAGGCAACTGCCCGACGACGGGTAATCATAGACACTGCCCGCCTGGACGATGTCCGTCCGTCCCGCCGTCGCCGTCCCCACCGGGTAGCTGATCAGTTGATAGCCGTCGCCGCCAATCGCCTGCGCGTAGACATCGAACTGCGCGCTGTCCACGCTGCCGGTGAGGGTCACTGACGGCGCGGCAATCGGCAACCGCTGGCGAATGTCACCAATGAACAATGGCCCGCTGGGGGTGAGCGTGCGCCCGCTGACGGCAACGCTGAACAGGGCGACGTTCGCGGCGCGCGAGAATGACATCGGCAACCTCTCATGTCACGTGAGGACCAGACCGTAGCCCGTCAGGAACGTCACCAGCGCGCTGTCGAGTTGTTGCGCCTCATCCGGTGTCCGGCGTTGCCCCGGCGCGGCGAGTGCGTACGGCCACGCGGCATCGAATGTGCCGTCGTCGCGCCGCCGCACGCTCGCCGCGTACATGCCGGTCGCGTCGAGTTGGATCGGCGCGCGATACTGATCTTGCAGGATCGCCGCCAGCCAGCCCGCGCTCGCCCACATGAACCCGGCTGAGACGACACCGAGCGCGAGCCAGTCCTGCATCGCGCTGGTCGTCGGGTTGACATTGAGCGTCAGTTTCGTTGTGCCGTAGCGCGGGCCGTGGACGGCAATCGGGTTGTAGCCGCACTGCGGACAGGGGCCAACCACCTGCGCCGGATCGACGTGCTGATTGGCCGTGTCGAACGGTGCCGTCGCCGGATTCCCCTCCACCAACTGTTTCCAGCCAAAGGCGAGCGATCCCGATGCGCCGAGGTTCGTCACCAACCCCGGCATCGTGTCTTCGGCGGTGAGGAGAAACGAAAACACGCAGCGCGGGCAGGAGATCGGCGTACGCCAGAACCACGGGAGGTCACTGGCAAGCGCGGGGTTCGCGCCGGACAATGGGTAGACCATTGCTGGCCTACCGTGGGTACGGCGACGTGTTGCGCCACTTCTTGATCTGGAATCCGACATCCCCCGCCATCGCCGCGTCGATCATCGTGTTGACGGTGGCGATCCAGCCCTTGAAATCGTTCGCCTTTTGCAGTTGCTCCGGGGTGGGATCATCCGGGGCGGACCAGATCGCCGCGATCTCGTCCGCCGAGAACGGCGAGTAGGAGTCCACGACATAGGACGCCTGCACGTTGAGCGCGTCACAGAGTTTCGCTAACTCCGAGGCGAAGATGGTCGTGCTCACTTCATCGTGACCGGCACCGTACGGGACATTCGTGACACTCACATGCGCCTCCTTATGGTTTGAACTCCGTGACCTGCATTTGCAGAAAATACAGTTCGGGGAATGATTGCGCGAGCAGGTACAGGTTCGATGCTGACCCATCAAGATAGTATTCCGCGCGCAGCGTGTGCGGCCCTGCGGCGAGCGTCCCGGCAGGGAGATCGACACTCCCGCCCCCGGTGGCACCGTTTGCCGACGCACTCGCAAACGCGCCGTTCATGCGAATACGCAATGGTGAACCGTTCGCCTGTGGCTGATCCACCGTGAGCGCGACGACGAGGGACGCACCGCCCGCACCCGGAACAATGGCGATCCGGGTATTGAGCGTCAGCCGGATCACACTGTTCGTATCCTCGACGGTGAATGATTGGAACACATTGATCGGTTGCCACGAATCAAGGAGCGAAACGAGACCGTTGAACAGGTTCGTGGTTTCCCTGATATTGAGTTGCACGATCCCCGTGCTGTGTCGCTGATAGACCGTGCCGGTGGAGCGATAGGTGTAGCGATCCGTCAGATCGAAATAGCGGAAGTCCGTCAGCGTCGACGCGGCCGGACGGCCCGCCGTACTGAACCCCGGAATACCGCACTGCCGCCAGACGGACGGCCCGGTGGACTCCAACATGAACAGCGCGTGCAGATCGCGCCGATAGCACGTCTGCCCGACCGTCAGGTTCGTGGTCGGGAAGGTGGTGACGCCAACAATGTTCACGTCGCCACTGCCGCCGATGTCGCCCGTGACATCAAAGGCGCGCACCGGCATCGTGATCCCACCGACGCGCGCGCCGCCCGCGAAGATCGCGCTGGCGTTGTTCGTGCCGCCCGCGCCCGCGTCAACGAGCAGCGAGACGGCATCGGTCGCCACCCCGGCACCGGATTTGCTCGGCGTCAATAGATGCGTGCCGACCATTCGACTGAAGCCCGTCAAGCCATTGGCAATCGGCGGGTTGGCACCACCCCCCAGTTGAATGACATCGACCTGGACGCCACCGGGTGTCGGTGTCGGCACGGTCGGTTGCACGGCCAACCCCGCTTGCGGGTTCGTCGTCGCCGGAACCGTCGCTAACGCCGCGCTGGGGGTGGTGGATGACGCCTGCCAGATCAGCCCCTGCGCGAACCCGGATTGTCCCGTGCCGCCGTCGATGACGTTGAAGCCTGATCCCGCGCCGCCCGTGCCGCCGGTGGACATCCAGACGCGGGCATCAACGAGGTAGCCGTTACTGGCATTGCCGCTCTGATCGTAGTCGAGGATCGCGGTCTGACCCGTGCGACTGATCGCGTAGCAGAGCGGCACGTATTGGGCGAGGTTGAAGGCGGGGAAGGAGGCGATCGGCGGCACGTTCGCGCTGTTGACGGGGGTGCCGATGACGATTGCCCCGGTGGAGCGCAGACAGGAGATCGGGAAAATCGAGACGCCCCCGCCCGTCGCATCGGGGATCGTCAGCGTGGTCTGCCCCACCTGACCGACGATCCCGGCGGTGCTCGCATAATGGAACGGCTCGATGATGATGTTCTTTGACGGCGTGCTCGTCGTGTGCGCGCGGCCCTCCATCATGCCGATACTCTCGATCCATGATTCACCCGCCGAGCGTCCGTGCATGTGGCCGACCGGGGAGCCGCCCGATGCGCTGCCGCCGTAGTAGGAGAAAATCTCCCGCGCGACGGTGATGTCCCCCGGCCCGATCTGATTGTTCCCGTAGCGCAGCGTCACGTAGGCAAGCGGCGCGACATCGGGGGGAGCGTTGGGCCGGTTGATGTCCGAGAGTGTCCCGGTCACCGCACCCCCCGGCACCGGGAACGCATCCCCCTGCCCGTTGATGGCGATCAGGACGAAGCGGTTCTGTGAGGCCGTCAGTGAGTTGATGTGGAGCGCGAGGTCGAGGCTGCCACCGATATACGTCTTCAGTTGCCCGTTACTATTGAACCGGGTGAGCGCGGCGATGTTCACGAACGTCGTTTGCGGCGATTGTGCCGTCACCGCGCCCTCGGCCACCTTGTCGAGGGTGAACGCGCCGATGGCGAGTTTCGCGCTCGTCACCGCGCCGTCCGCCAGTTTCCCCGTCGTCACATTGAGATCGACCAGTTCGGCCGTGCCCACCGTGCCGTCCGCGATCTGCAAGGCACCGACGGCACTGTCCGCGATCAGCCCGGTCGTGATCTGCTTGGGAGCGATGTCCGCCGTCTGGATCGTGCTGTCCGCGATGTTCAGTGAGGTGATCGTACTATCGGCAATGTTCGCCGCCGTGATCGTCTTCGCGCCGATCTTCGCACCCGCGCCACTGCCGCCACTGACGGCACCGTCCGCGAGATCAGCCGTGGCAATCGTCCCGTCCGCGATCTTCACGCTCGTGATCGCGCTGTCGGCAATCATGCCCGTGGCAATCGCCAGCGGCGTCACCCCGCCGGACGTGCCGCTGACGGTGCCGGTGACGTTGCCGGTGACGTTGCCGACCACTCCCTGCGTTGCGGCAATCGGGGTGTTGAAGGTCGCCGCCGTGGGACTGAGGTTCAGATAACTCAGCGTACCCGCGTTGTTCTGCACGACGAGGATGTTCTGTGCCGGGGGATCGCCGGGAGCGTTACGCAGCACCGCTGCCGCGACCCCCGTGGTGCCCGTGTAGCCCTGCGGCCCGGTGTGGGTGTGGTTCCCTGCCGCCGCCTGATTCGCGCTGGTGCCGAGGGTGTGGTGGAGGCTGGCGGGGGCCGCGTCCGTGTCGGGTGTCTGATGCGTATTCGCCTGGATCAGTTGCCCGCCCGTAATGGCGTTCGCGTGGGTGTGCTGACGAAGTTGCTGGACGATGTTCCAGAGCGGCATGTCAGCGGCAGCGGCGGCGATCTTGGCGATGAACTGCGCGCCGGGATAGCCGCCGATCCACGTCGAGAGCGCCTTGTACGTGCCGTCATTGTAGACGTGCTGGTTCACCGGGGATTGCGTTGGCACCGTGCCTTCACCGAGCGGCGTCGTCACGATCTGGGTGTCCGTGTGGTTGAGCGCGCCGCCGTCACCCGTCCCCATCATGTGCCCGTCGAGGGTGACGACAATCGTATGCATCGGATCGAAAATCGACGCCGACGTGATGAAGTTGACATCGTCCGTCGGTGGGTTGATGGGTGGAATCTGACCGACAGTCATCGACGGCTCCTTACAGGCTGCGCTTCGGCTTCCACTGGAACGATGCCTGACCGCCAAGTCCCGCCGCCGTGCCGCGTGGATCGAGTTGCACGATGACGTTGTTGACGATGTTCGGCAGGATCGCGAAGTATCCGGTCTGGAGCGCGTGCAGTTTGGTGACCAACCCGAACGCGGGGTTCTTGTTCAGCGTCACGCGCCGTGCCGAGAGATCGATCAGCAGCGTGTCCCCGGAAATGAGCGCGGCCCAGATGTTGACACCGACACCGGACTCGTAGCCGAAGACCTGGATCGGGTAGAGCGTCGGCTGCGTCGAGCCGAACGGACCCGTCAGCGTGATGATCGGATCGGTCGTCGTCGCGGTCGCGTCCGTGTTCTGGTTGTCTAGCACGATGAGGTTGTTCGCGGCAGTCAGTGTCACCTTCTGGGCCTTCGCCCCGTACTGGGTGTGCATGCCGTACAGTGCGTGCTGCCCGTAGACGGCGGTGCCCGGTGTCGCGGGCGAGTCGAGGTAATCGGAGAGTGCTGCCCACGTGACCTGAATCGTGTGTGAGGCATCACTCGACGCCGTCTGATGATGGGGATCGGCAACGAGGATGACGTTCTGGAACCAGTGGACGCCGTCATCGGTGCGGAAGGCCAGAATCTGCGGCAACCCGTGACCGATCGCGTGCATGAAGGCGTCACGGACGGTGTCCACGGAGACTCGATCCGCGATCGGATTGATCTGGAACTGATAGGTGATGATGTTCGGTTCCGGCGTCAGCGGCGACACGCCACGCGGATTGACCGGCCCGCCGCCACCGGGCACCGTGAAGATCGGGTTGCGCCGGTTGTTCGCCACCGACAGGTCCGCCTGCCGGGGCGGGAACTGATAGAGGGTGCGTAAGGTCGGGTGGATTGCGTAGTCCAGATAAATAGCACACCTCCCTCAGTATCGCGCGTTCCCTTGCGATGCGGCGCGCGCGCCCATGCTCGTGCGCCGAATATCGATTTCCTTCTGACGATCGCGCGCGGCCACCCAGGCGGTCAGGCGCTGGAACAACTGCTCGTCGGTCGTCGCGTTACCACTGGCATTGAAGTTCAGGTGGTAGACATCACCGCCGCCAACCGCAGTGCCGGTGCCGTTGACGTACGTGTTCAGTCCATTACCGGGGATGTAGCCGCGCCGGACACTGTCCGCGTGCGAGAGGACGGTGAAGTCGCCGTAGACGATCTCGGCATTGGTCATGTCGCCCGTCGGGCTGTCACCGACGATCGCCATGCCGCTGACGTGACCGCCGCCCGCCTTCGTCGGGATGGTGCCGGAGTTGCTGGCGGACGCCTTCGAGACGAGCGAGGCCAGTTCGTCTGCTGTCTGGCCGACCACCTTCTCCGCCTGCTGCCACGCGGTCAGCGCCTGCTGGGCCGTTTGCAACCGGCCCTTCTCTTCGGCGGCAGTCGCCTGGAGCGTTTTCAGTTGCTCGTCCAGCGCCGCTGCCTGATCCTCGTTCGCGCGCGTTTGCGCCAGCCGGGTGGTCTCCAACGCGAACTGCTCGTCTTCATTCGCGCGCGATTGCGCCAGCCGGGTGGTCTCAGTCGCGAACTGCTCGTCCTCGCTACTGCGTTGCCGCGCCTTATCCTCTTGCGCCCAGAGGTCCATCTGCGCCTGATGCGAGGCCTGACGCAGCACGTCCTCCTGACTGATCCGGTTGCCCTCATCCTCGAAGGCGCGTTGCGACTGGGTGGACTCCTTGTCGATCCCCGAGAGGGTGTCCTCGTGGAGGCGCTGGGCGGCGAGCCGCTGCGTTTCGAGATTGTAGAGCGCCTCGGACGCCAGCCGGTCCTGCTGATCCTGAAGCGTCTTGTTGTCGGTCGTTTGCTGGGTGAAGAGGTCGTCTGCGGTCGTTTGCGCGTCTTTGATCGCGGCGAGCGCCTGACCGGACGCCATCGCCTCGGCATTCGTGCCTGCGGATCGCGCCCCCGCCTGCGCCAGTTGGCTCTGGGCATTGCGCGTCTGGGTGGCGGCACGATTGAGGTCTTCGCGCGCGCGCTGCTCATCGACCAGTTGCTGCTTCGCCGCTGTGCCGTAATGCTCGAGCGATCGTTGGGCATCCTCGAACTGGCGGGAGGTGGTCGTCCAGCGGTCATTCTCAGCGGTGGACTCGTCCTGAATGCGCCGCATCTCATTGGCATGCAGCACCTGACGGGCACGGTCACTGTCCTGGCGCAGTTGGTCCTCATCGCGCCAGCGGCGCTGGACCGCGTCCCGCTCATCCTGAATGCCGCGTTGCTCGAGCGCCTGACTGCGCTGCCGCGCCCGGTCCTGATCCTGCTGACCGCGCTGATCGAGGGTCTGACTGCGCTGGCGGGCACGGTCCTCATCCTGATTCGATCGTGAGGTCGCCTGCTGCTGCTTCGCCATGTCCGCTTTTTGCGCTTCGACGGCGGCAATCGCGTCATCGGTCGTCTTCATCTCCTGCATGATCGATAGCTGGGAGTTGAGGGCGTCGGCGACGGGACCGGCAGCGATGGACGCGATCTCCTTTTGGGCGTCGGCGAGATCGCCGGTCCCCTGGTTGATCGCTTCGATACCGTGCGCCCATGCGGTCGTCAGTTGCGCGGTCTCGGCATAGGCATCATTGAGCGCCGCCGTCTTTTGCAGATCAGTCGCGTCCGGTGCGAGTTTCTTCTGCTCGACCTGGGTCAGGATCGGCAGGAGCGTCGTGAACTCTTGCTGGACGGCACCGAGGTTGCGCGCGTCAATGCCCTTGAGCGCCTCGTTATAGGAGAGTTGCGCCGTCGTTGCCTTCGTGATCGAGGCCTGGAGCGTCTGGAAGTCGGCGAGCGCCTTCGCGGTCGCTGCTTGCGCGCCGGGGGAGTTCGGATCGGTGAGATTGACATTGCCAACCGGCGGCACCGCCGCGCCGGACGGCCCGATGGCAGTGCCCGCACCGCCGCCGGGGACACCGGGGACACGAATGAAGTGCGGGTTGTCCTGATCCCAGACCGGCCCGATATGCACGTCTTGCCGATTGTCCGCCGCCGTGCCGATCTGTTGATTGCCACCCATGTAGATCGCGGCATGGCCGCGCGCATCACCCGCGTTCTCGTAGTAGACAATGTCACCCGGTTGCGCCTGCGCGCGCGGCACCTCGAGACCCTGCTGCTGCGCGACGACCAGCGCCTGTGCCGCCGTGCCTTCATTCTTCCCGGTTGCGCCGCGTCTGCCGAGAATGCTCTGGATCGTTTCCTCGACAAACTGTTCGCACCATTCCGCGAGATCGGTGCGACCGATGCTCTGCATCGCCTTCTGGACGATTTGCGCGCCGACCGTGTTGACGACCTGATCGGGTGTCGTGCCGGGAGTGGCCGCGCCGCTGCCGAGCGCCGCAGTGACACCAGGGAGATACGACTGCAAGTCTTTGTAGTAGGTGGGATCGGAGGCGGAATAGCCGCCGTAGTTCGCGACTCCCGCCTGGACATTCCCACCCTGCGCGGCGATGTGACCAGCGAGAATCTTCGCGCCTTGCTCGATCTGATACTGGATCGCCTGCTCTGACGTGCCGCGTAGGAGATTGTAGTCGAGGTTGCCGTGTGCAGGCGGATAGACTTGCGTCAGGCCCGACGCGCCACCGGACGGATTGACGATCCCCGGCGTGCCGGACGACTCGTGCATGATGATCGCGGCGAGCAGGTAGGGGTCAATGTGATACTGACTCGCCGCCTGATCGATGTACGTCTTCCACTGGGCGATCTTTGCCGCGTCACCGTGCGGCGTCATCGTGCTGCCGCCGCCGCCGCCGAGATCGCTCTGCGCGCCACCCCCCGGCTGGTAGAGGGTGCCACTGCCGTAGGGTCCGCCGCCGGTGCTGCGGATGGTCGTGGGCCGCGCGTAGCCCGTCTGACCGGAGAGATCGACGCCCCCGGCCACCCCGGCACCCGGTGAGAATGAGTTGCTCGCCGCGATGTCGGTGGTGACTTTGACTTTGATCTCGCGCGGTTCATTGATCCATTTGTCGAGATCGCTCTTTGCTTGCGCCACCTCCGTCTTGACATCGACGCGAATCTGGCGTGTGCCACCGGCGGTATCCGCCATGCTCCGCATCAGCTTGTCGGCTTCGCGCAGATCAGGCATGTTCTGCGCCATATTCGTCAGGTCGCCCGCCTGATTCGACTGGAGTTGGTTGCGCTCATAGTTGATGTTCGCGAGAACGGTCGGTGCCTGCTGGAGCAGTTTCTCCTGCTCGGGCGTGGCGATGCCCGCCTTCTTCGCGTCCTCCGCCGCCTTCTGGGCATCCTTCCACTTCTTCTCGAGATCGGAGAGCATCTTGATGCGCTGATCGGTCTCGTCGAAGAGATTCAGGTAGCCGTTGAACGACTCGGATGCCGCGTCGGTCGCGTCGGCAACCGCCTTCCACTCGGAGGCGATCGCCGTCAGATTGGTGAGCGCGGTCGAGGATTGGCCGATCGCCTCGTAGGCGGCGCGCGCCTGCTCGAGCGCGGGTGCCGCTGCCGCCAGCCCGGAGAAGCCTTTCGAGAGGTCGATGCTCGAGATGGCTTGCTTCGCCTGAGTCGCCGCCGCGACCGTGTCTGCGAGCCACTGCTTTTGTGCCTGCGAGGCCTCCTGTTGGGCCTTCGTCAGTTCTTGCTGCTGGAGCTTGAAGGCGTCAGCGATCAACTTGATCTGATCGGCGTCGGACTTACTCGTCCCCTTCAGACCGGCCATGATGTCCACGGGCGGGGCCAGCCCGGTCGAGGACGCCTGCTGGCGAATCTCATCCGCCTGCTTCTGCATCGCCTCCGCTTGCTGTTGGTCCTGAACGATCTTCTTCTTTTGCGCCTCGGCCTGATCCTCGATATCCTGGGTGAACTCGCGATAGAGCTTCTGGAAATCTTCCAGCGTCCCGTGCGCCTTGATGAACTCGTCCTGCATCGAGCCGATCGCCGCTTCGGAGGTCTTGACGGTCTGATCGACATCCGCCGTCGTCGTCGTCCGCTTGAGGGCAGCGGTCGCCTGATCCTCGTACTTCTTCAGACCCGCCGTCGCGTTCGCGAGCAACTGCTCGGGGTCAATCTGATCCTTCGCCGCTTTCGTCTGGTCGATGTTGGCCTGAATCGCTGCCGTGACCTTGCTATCGAAACTGCCAAAGCCGCCGCCCCAGGTGGACAGGTTCTCGACCACCCGCTCCTGCGTCCGGTCGAGTTCGTTGAGCCGGTCCTGCAAGGCGGCATAGCGGCGCTCGGCCTCCTCGGGTCCGGGCCATTCCAGTGCGCCCTCGACGAAGATGTGCAGTTGCTTCTGCTGCGCGCGCTGCTGCGCCTCCCGCTCCTGATCGTCGAGGTATTTCGTCACCTGATCGGCCAGCCCCGCGCCGATGAAGGTCGGGATAGCGATCATCGAGGCGACCTCGGCGACGGGGGCAACGGCGGCAAGTCCGGAGGCGAGGCCACCGCGCGCCGCGTTGACACCGCTCTGGATCGGTGCGCCGACCGAACCCTCGAGCCGCACCTGCTCCTTCGCGGCGGCGAGTTGGCGCTGTGCCGCAGCGTCCTGCTCGGCGGCGACCGTCTCACCGCGCAGGGCGGCGATCGAGCGCGTCAGGCCAGCGGCAAACGCATCGGAGACGGCGGTGATCGCCTTGACACCGACGGCGATCTCCGCGAGCCGGACACCGAACTCGAGGACGCCTGCGGGGATATGCGAGAAGAGCGCGAAGACCGCTTCGACGGCACTGAGCAGTTGCCCGACTTCCTCGGTGATCGCGGCGAACGACTCCTTGAAGTTGGCGGTCTGGACATAGTTGGCGATCTGATCGAGGCCGGTGGAGAGTTGGTCGAACAGCGGCTTGCCGATGTCCGCCATCTCCATCGAGAGCGCGTCCTTGAGGTTCGAGAGCCGACCGAGGAGCGTCTTCGATTGCGCCTCCATCAGCCCGCCGAAGCGCTCGTTCATGCCGGTCGTCAGGGCGTCCATCGCCGTCGCGGCATCGACCGTACCAGCGGTCACCTGCTTCATCGCACCGGCGACATCGGTGCCCAGCGTCTTCGCGAGCATCTGGTAGGCAGGGATGCCCGCCTCCGTCAGTTGCCGCAAGTCCTGCGCGTTCGCCTTCCCGGCACTGGAAATCTGGCCGAAGGCCATGACCACCCGTTGGAGCACGTCCGTGCTGCCACCGACACCGGCGACGGCGTTGCCGATTGCCGTCAGGTCGGGGATGACATCGTTCGCCGCGATCCCCATCGCCATCAACTGCTGCGACAGTTTCGTCAGGTCGCCGAACTGGAACGGCGTTGCCTGGGCGAAGCTTTGCAACTGCGCCAGGAAGGCGTCCGCCGACTGCGCCGAGCCGAGCATCTGCGTGAAGGCGATCCGGGTCTGCTCCAGTTGGGAGTTGAAACCGACGATCGCCTGACCGGCGGCACCGACCGCGTTCTCGAACAGCCGGAAGAACTGATACCCGGCGCTGTAGGCGGCGATGTTTTGCAGCTTGCCCATCAGCGAGTCGGTCGCGGCTTCCGCCTGCGTCGTATCGACATTGATCTTGAGGAGGCGGGTCTGCGCCGTCAGGATTTGCGTCTCGCGCTCGATCTGCTGGTAGCTGCGCTGCACCTGCGTGGTATCGGCCTCGATCCGGATGCCGACACGCTCCGCCTGAAGGCGCGCGAACTCGTTGCGGAGGCCTGCCAGCTTCGCGCGCGCCGCCTGATCGTTGAAGTCGATCTCGCTGGTTGTCTTCTCTCGGGCAAATTCGTCGCGTTTCTGCTTGATCCGATTCAGGGCTGCGGTCGCCTGCGTATCGTCCGCGACAAACCTGAGGGTGATCTCGGTGCCTTCTGGCACGACTGCCTACCAATCTCTTTCCATCATCGCGTCCACGTGCGTGGCGCTCGTCGTCGCGCCGTCGTTGTAGGTCTGGGCGCGCGCCAGCACGGAGGGCGAGAGATTGCCCGCCGCGAAGTCGGCGAAGTTGACATCAAGCGCACCGTCGTCGGCAATCGAGCGCGCGCGCCGGAAGATACCGGTGATCTTGCCGTCCGCGTCCGTGCTGCCGTAGAGGGTGTAGAAGTCGTAGAGTTCGTCCTGCTGCCACTGTGGCAAGTCTAGGATCTCGTGTCCGAGTCGTCCGAGACGGTCTGCAATGACAAACGCCCGGAACTTACTCTCGGAAAAAAAGGCACCACCTTATCACCCTCGCGCTCCCGTTCCTGGCGCTTCTGCTGGTACTCGGTGGTCATGTCGTAGGCCTTGCGGAAGATCGGCGTCATCCAATCGGTCGGGAAGCGCTCCAAGAGCGCCGCGATCTTTTCTGCCTGGACTCTCTTGTCCTTGTCCTCGGCCAGTTTCGGGGACGCGAGCGCGTAGGCGACGAAGATACGGATGAAGGCGTCGGAGTTGCGCGATCCGTCGGCCATGCGCGCGTACATGTTCGCATGCTCTTCCTCCCCCGATGAGAGCATCTGCACCTCGACGACGGAGCCGGGGTAGTCGGGAATCTCGAAGCGCTGCGGCGCGTAGCGGTCCTCGACGAGCGCGAAAATCTGGTCCACCGTGGAAACGCCGTTCGGCGTGATGGTTTTCGTTGCCATGGGAGTCTTCTTCTCGTTTCATCGGGAGTAGGGGTCAGTGGTTCACACAGCGCCGCCCGCCTCCCCGCGACAGGGAGGCTGGGTGCGAACCGGAGGGGTGATTGGGGAAGGTCCGCGAATGCGATTCGGTCCTCGGACAGCCGTGATCCCCACCGACCACTACTCGGTTACGGAGTGAACGATGCTGCCAGAGGCTCGACAATGAGGGAAGGTTGAGACACGAGTGTACCCGTCACGGTGCCCCCAACCATGCCAGCGGTGGGCGCGGACATCGGCGAAGCGCCAATGTCGCCGTAACAAATCCATTGCCGCTGCTCGATCAGGGATTCATAGAGCGAGATCACGAAGAAGGTCCGCTCCATCATCAGCATGTAGAGGTCAACGGCGGAGGCCGAGGAATAGCGCTCGAACTGCCACGTGCCTGCCATTTTGCCGCGATAGTTCGGCGCCATCATCGTGCCGTACTCGTCACCGGGGATCGGGTTGGCAGCGAGATTCAACTGCCAGTTGTTCACGTGCAAGAGGCCGTACACTTCGCCGGTTGCCGTCGAGGTCGGGATGTAGTTGAAATCGGCGGTGATCGCGCCGGGTGTGGCGACGATCGGCTGGAAGAACAAGATGAACGCACCACCGGGGAACCAGCGGTACTGCGTGGGCGAGATCGCCGTCCCGCCATCGATGTAGATCTTCGGCGGTACGCGCGAATCGGCGATCTTCTTGCCGCGATCCGCGACGGTGTACAGTTGCTTGCTGTAGGTACGGGAACCACCGGGCGCGTGCGCGATCTCCTGAAAGATTTCGCCCGCCTTCGGCGTACTGATGCCGAGACAGAGCGCGATATAGCCATCCACACCGGAGATCGGCAGGATGGGCGCGGCGGGGGTGATAACGAGCGGATTGATCTCGGGTGGTGCCGAAGCCATGATGATACCTCCATGCGAGATGGCGAGTGGTTGGGAGGGTCGCGATGTAACGGTCGTTACATCCTGGCCGCACGCACGCGGACGGTGAACTGGCGCTGGCGATAGACGACACCCTGCTGCACGTATGCGGTGCCGCGTGCGGCACTCTCGGGTGCGACGGAAACGCCGGTCATGCCCGTGACCGTGAGCGGGTGGTTGAGGAGGCGCGCCTGCGCGGCAGCGGCGACGGGGACGACATTCTGGGTGCCGCCGCTAATGTTCTTCGGGGTGTGGGCGCGATCAACGACGGTGATGTCGAAGATGCCGTCGAAGTAGGACGCGGTGTAGTCGTACGGCACCGTGTTGGCGGGGGCGGTCACCACGCAGTACGGGAACTCCTGCCCCGTACCGGGGATGTCGGCAGCGATGTTGGCCTCGGGGAAGACGCGCGTGCCGGTGCCCTGGTAGCCATTCGCTGCGCTGTCCCCGGTGACGCGGCTGTCCGCGAGCAGCGATTGCACGATGGCGACGACGATCTGATACGTATCCGTGTCCCGCGTGACGGGAGGATACGTGCCGACGGTCATAGGCTCCCCCTTTAGGTGACCTCACCACCGATGACGGCGGCGAGGAGATCGACAAGGAGCGCCTCCTTGTACTGCTCGAAGGCGGGACGGAGGAACGGGTTCTGGATGAACGCGCCGGTGGAAACATGGTGGAAGCCGTACTCCTGAAACTTGGCGCGCTCGTCATCGAGTCCCTCACCGGCGTGGATGACGAAACCACCGTCGATCAGTTCCATCCGGATCGAGGCGTGCAGTGCGCCGGTGTCGTGCGGCACGAGTTCCTCGGCGCGCTGCTGGATGCGCTCGGCATACTCACGGATGACCGCGCGCGCATCGCGCCGCCGCTGCTGTGCCGTCACCTTCTGTTCGACGGTGATCGTGATCGACATCAGGACGCGTCCTCAACCGGCACGGCCCCGAAGAGCGCGGCCTGTGCCGCAGCCTGCGCCGCCGCGATCATCCGCGCCTCCGCCTCCCGATCCGGTGGGATGTTCGGCGTTTCCCCTTCGGGAGCGGGCTGCGTTGCCGGTTCCTCTGCCGGTGCTGCCGCTGGCGCGGCCTTCGCTTCCTTCGCTTCCTTCGGTTCGCTCTTTTCCTTGTCTGCCATTGCCCCCTCCTAGGTGAGCCTGCGGACGGCCAGCTTGACACTGGTGGTGAAGGTCCGGTCCTCGTTCGTGCCGACGATCTCGTACTGGTTGCCATCGAGCGTGATCGTGTCGGAGGTGAGCACATCGGTGCCGACCGGCACGCGAATGAACGCCTCCGACACCTCGGTGATCCGTTGCATGTACAGGTCTTCGATCGACGGCGCGCGCCGCAGTTGCGTGAAGCGGCATTTGATGTTGCTCTGGACATAGTCCGTGCCGTCCGAGGGCGAGTTGTCCGCGTTCGGCGGTCCCGCGACGTGCCGCGTGATCGTGCAGGTGGAGCGCATCGCGCTCTCATCGAGCGTCATCAGCGCCGCGAGCGTCGGTGCGCTCAGATACGGTGTCGTGGCGCTCATCGGAGTGGCCCCCCGATCGGGTAGTACGGGTTGCCGAGATAGGCAGGCGAGTTCGCGTCCGGGTAACCGGAGGGCGGAGCCATCGGTGCCGTGGCGACGATCACGCCACCCTGGACACCGAGACCCGCCATCCCGGTCAACTCGTTCATGCTCTGGAGAATCTCCTTGTCGAGCATGGCGATCTGATCCATCAGCGCCTTGTGCATGTCGGAGAGGTTCTCGCGTGTGTCATCGACGGTCGCATCGACCGCTTGCCAGACTTGACCGGCGAGCATCGTCAGCGCGTGCCGCTTGGTGAGCAGGTATTGCAGCGGCGGGAAGGTGGCATAGGGCGCGTAGAACGACCAGAGGAGGTCGATGTTGGCCGCGACGACGCCGTTGTAATCCCCGACCTCGCTGAGAATCAGGGTTTTCTGCTGCGCGTCACTCAGCCACGTGCTCATGCTCGTTCGCCCACCACGGCGCTCTGCGGGGTGGCTTCCGGTGGCGGCTCCGCCGGGACGGAGTAGCCGTCGAAGGGCACGCCCGCGTCCTCCGCCGCCTGCTTCGCGTCCAGCGCCGCTTTCAGTTCCTCCGGCGTGGCCGGACGCCACGCGGCAAGGCGATCGAGACGGGCGATCTGGTCCTCAGTGACATCTGCTTCAGCGAGGTCTTCGGGCAGCACGACGCGGCGCTCCTGCCAGCCAACGGTCGATGAATGGATGAGCGTGTGCACGACGACGTACCCGGCGGCACTGCCAGCGGGCGGTTGCTTGCGCGCTTGCGCGGCATCGCGCGCGGAGAGTGCGGTGCCACTGTTGCCGGGACCGTCACCGCGATCGGGTTCCTGATGGGAACGACGGACATTGCCTGCGGACATGGTGTACCCCCAGTCTGAGGGGGCGAGAGAGAGTCGGCTCCAATGCGGCAGTTGCCGCTCCCCCTCACCCGCTCACCCGCTAACTACACGTTCATCTGCACAATCGCGGTGCCGAAGAAGAGTACTGGCCCACCCGAGTGGCCCCGGTGCACGGCGATGCTGCGTGGCGGGCCGTCATCGATGTTATCGACGACCATCGAGTAGGGGCCGGGGCCGAAGCCGTCATTGTTGGCATTTCTGACCAGCCGGTAGTTCCCCAGCACCTGTCCGCCCGGTCGCTGGCCGATGACGACCGCTTTCGCGTTCGGGATGAAGGTCTGGAACGTCCCCGTCTCATCGATGTAGCCCTGATCGTAGACGGCGATATTGGCGAGACCGTCCATCGTCAGCAGGGTGTTGACATCACTGAGGTTGTTGAGCGTGCCCAGCCCGAAGCGCTTGCCGCCGAGGTCGGCGGCATTCGTGTTGGCGATGATGTTGTTGGCGGTCACCTGATTGACATAGACCTTCGCGCCCGCGCCGAAGTTGGCCGAGGTGCCGCGACCGAGGAGCGCCGTGGCACGCAAGTCCGCGAGCGGCGTCGAGGTCGCGGTGGTTGACCACGCCCCATTGAGCGGTGTCTGCGTCTTCATCGTGAAGATGTCCGTGTGGACGATCGCGCCCGTGGGACCGGCAACGGCGAAGGTGCCGGTGGTGAGCAGCGTCCAGATGATCGCCTCCATCCGGTCCAACTCGCGCTGAAGCAGTTTGACGTTCGCGGTCGAGACGAGGTCGGTGAGGTTGATCGGCGCATTGAACGTGCCGTACTGACGCCGGATGGTCAGTTCTTCCTCATCGATGTACTCGAACTCACCGTAGACACCGGGCTGCATCGCGAAGCGCTTTGCGCCGGTCTTCTTGATCCGCGTCGGCTGGCCGTTGAGGCCGCGCGCGTATTGCAGACCCTGGAAATTGTCCAACTGCTCCCAGATCAAGAGCCACGCGTCCTGGGTGACGATCGGGAAGAAGTCGAAGGTCACGCGCCCCGCTTGCAGACGCGGCATCAAGTCCTGCGAAATCTCCGTCAACTCGGCGTTACTGGGGAAAATCACGTCGGCCATGGAATAGCCCCCTTAGGCTAAAGCGAAAGTGGATCGAGGGGGGATGGGGGCGCGTTAGCCCAGGCGGACAACACCGGTGGTGGCCGAGCCGTTGATCAGCCGCCAGCCAGCAGCGGTGACGCCACCGGCATCGAGACCGACGAGATCGGCGCAGGCAAAGGTGCCCGCGAAATACGCAGGAACGTCTTTCCGGGTCATCCCTTGCTCACCGGCGATCGTGATATTGCCGCTGGCGTCGGTGACGGCCGCGTACTGGAGGATGCAGCGCGGCGTGTTGGAACCGTCGCCATTGCCAGTGGCGTAGGCGGCGAAGGTGCCGGGTGTGGCGGTTATCTCACCGAGGACGGTGCCCTTGGCGTAGGACGTGCTGGCCTTGAGTGAAATGGCGAACTCGAGCGCGTCGTCCGGGTCCATGTAGGGATCGAGGCGCAGACCACTGAAGACAGTAACCGGTGCGTTCGGCATGATGATTCCTCCCAAGGTTGGGCGTTGAGTGAGACGGGGAGTGGAGGGTTGGGGGGCTAGCTGTTGACGGAGAATCCGGAGGCGACCAGCAGTTCCGCCTTGCGTTCGGCGCTCATCTTCACCGGCGCGGTGTTGGCGGGGCGCTGTGCCATCAGGACGGTGCCCTCGGCCACCTGCTCTTTGGTGAGGGTGTGCGGCGTGCGGGCGGCTTGGCGCGCGCGCAGCGCATCGACGCGACTGCCTTCCTTCTGCTCGCCATTGACCGAGAACGTCACGGTGCGCGGGGTGCTGCTGTCATCGGTGGCCGCGTCGGTGAAGGCGGCAACGAGACCGTCACGCTCTGCGGGCACGGCACGCAGGGCGTTGATCTCAGCGTCCGCGAAGGTCGCGGCGCGCTCGGCAATGATGTCTCGCTCGCGCGCTTGCTCACGCGCGGCGCGCGCCGTGTTGTCGGCGGTCAGGGCGGCAATCGTCGCCTGCATCGCCTTGTACTCTTCGGACTCCGCGAAACTCACGGGTGCCTCCTCTGCGCCGGTGGGCGCGGTTGCCGCCTGCGGTGGTGGAACGGTTCCGGGTACGACAGACGGCGGCTTTGGGTCTTGCCCTGTCATCAGGGCGCGCACGGTGGACCAGAAGCCGATCGCGGCCTCTGCGCTGATGTCCTCGGCAGGCGTCGTAGCGGGCGCTACGACCGTTGGCGGGTCTGCGTTCGGTTGACTGGCGGTAAAGGCCGTGTAGGCGCTCATCAGGGCTGCATCCTCGACGCGTGGCTCCAGCACGAGGGCGTTGCCGACGATTTGCATCGATTCACGGTCCCACGAGAGCGAGGACTTGATCGGCGCGTCTCCGATGGCGTCGTGGAGCCAGCGCGGAATCTCCACCTCGCCGTACAACTCCTCGCCGCTCTCCGAGAGCGAGACGCTGGTCAGCATCCCGAGTTTTCCTGAGAGGACGGTGGGGACGTGCTCCAGATCATTGTCCACGGGCACAAAACTCGTGGCGGCGGCATAGAGGTCTTCGATCGTCGCCGCGAACTGCTTGTCCGGGTAATCGCCTGCACGGAAGACCAGACCGCGCCGGGTGACCGTGTCCGCGTTGATGCTGGCATCCGCGAGCGCGAAGGTCGCCACCGGTGTCCCCGCGCTCATCCATGCCTGCGGCAGCGTCCAGTTGTTCGCCTTTGCCTTGCGGATGATGCACGACTTGATCGGCGCGGTATCACCACCGGCGCGACCGAGCGCGCGCACCGCGTTGTTGACATCCTCTTGATCCGCGACCGGGAAAGAGTTGTTTGTCCCGCAGAATGTCCCTGCTGGGGCGGAACGTCTTTCCGCCGCTGTCGCGGTGCCCCATTTCGACATGACGTTCTCCTCTCAGGCACCCGCCGCCCACAAAAACCAGCCCACGAAGCCGAGACACAACGCGGCGGCGACCGCACCGAGGGGCCAGTTCGGACGAGGTGCCGGTGCGAGCAGTGCCACGGCGACCACACCGAGAACGACCGCGCCAATGAGGAAGAGCAACCCACGGAGATTAAAGGTTAGTGCGAAGCTGACCATCATGCCATTGCCTCCTCCTGACTAGGGTTGTTGTCCTGGGCCGGTGGGACCGGTGGCGTGGTGTCGGTGGTCGTCGGCGTGACGGGCGTGCCCGCTGCGGTCGGTGGCGGGGTGGGCGCGGCCTGCGGCGGGGGAGCGGCGAACTGCTCGGCGTAGCGGGCGAGGTCTTCCTGCGATGCCTCGGGGAGATCGAGATCGGCGAACAGGTCGGGCAGTTGGCTCGGGAAAATGAGACCTTTGTCGGCCATGTTGGCGACGGCGATCATCCGGGGCGAGAGGTCTTCGGCTTCGATCTCGGAGAGGTTGACGGTCGGCGTGAAGCGATTGGCCGCGTCGTCGCCCCAGTTGTAGCGCACGAGCGGACGGAAGACATCGTTGCGGAGCATCTGCGCCAGCGCGCGCTTGCCCAGGCGAATCAGCAGGGCGAGGATGTCCTGATGGACCTCGGCGGCGGCGCGCGTCTCGTGCCGACTTTCCTGCGTGGCGAGCGTCTGGTGCAGGATCGCCGTCGAGATTTGCCGGTCGAATCGATCGAACGCGTGCATGAAGGGGACACCTTCGCCCGCGACCTCGATCGGCTTGGCGGTTGAGCCGTAGGGCAGGACGAGGAAGGTGCCGTTGCGGAAATCTTGCAGTGCCGCCGCCATCTGCTGGGCGACACTCTGCTGCGTCGTCGTCCCCTCGGCATCGGTCGTCGTGTACGGCGAGTTCTGCTCGGGCGCGGTGGCGATCATCGACGCCGAGGCGAACTGCGTCAGGTATTTCAGATATTCGGGCACCATCTGCTGCTTGTCCCACCACGGGCGATAGGCGGGACGGAGGATCGAGGTGCCGCGTGGATCGGCGTCCTTCGGCCAGTGCGTGAAGACGGCGAACTTGTCGCGCGGCAGCATGTTCGGCATGCTGGCGGGATCGGGAATCAGCATCGTACTGAGCGTGGCGGAGGACGCGGTGCCGGGGACGACGGCGAGGATGCCGAGGACATTCATGTAGGCATCAACCACGAACGCGGTCACCCGGCGCGGTTTGACCTTGAGCGCCGCGAGGTGCAGTTGCCCGCCCGCGAGCCGGTAGACTTGCTCCGCCACCTTCGAGCCGTACGCCATCGCGTCGAGGAGGGACCAGAGGACGCTGTCGAGCGTCGGCTCGAGGTTCTCCATGTCGCTCTGGACGAAGGCGGCGATCGTCTGCGCGCGTTTGAAACCGGGCGCGGTGGCGTCGAGGATGGCGGAGGTGATCGAGACACCGTCGGAGAGGATCGCGGTCTTGAGCGTATTGAGGCAGGCCGAGACCTGGGGGTCCATCAGCATCTTTTGATAGATGTCGTCGCCGAAGTCGGTGGTGAGATCGTCGAACTGAAAGGGCAGCGCCTTGGGGATGTTGGCGGTCCACTGGGCGCGACCACCGGCGACGACTTCGACGGTGGCGGGAGCGAACAACTGCTCGGTCCTGGCGGGCATACCGGGCGTGCCGGGGCGTGCCGGGGTGCCACCGACTGAGATTTCCTCAGAAATGACCGTTTCGGCCATACATCACCCCTTTTCCGCCCATTTGCCGCCGTTTCCGGTAAAAAGCGGGCGAAACGACACGTGTTAGACCGGTAGCGTGATTGACGATGGCACTTCATCGCCCCAAACGTCGTAGCCAAGACGCATGCGGCGGGCGAAAAGCTCAAGCCGGGGAGCGGGGCTGACGCGCTCCACGAGGTCATAGAACTGCTCGGGCTTCTGGCTGTGTCGCTTGACACTGGCCGTGAAGTGCGTCGGTTGCCAGCGTGCGTGCGGGAACTTGCACTTCTGGAAGTAGCCAAACAGGCAATGCTGGGTGGTACTGGCGAAGTAGGCACCGAAACCAGAGGGCTTGACCCACGTGACGGTCGTCAGGTAGGTGAACCCCCACGCCCGCAGCACGTCGAACGCGGCATCGAGGTGGCTATTCGTGGTCCAGAGCCAGAGGTGCGCGCCAACCGCTGCCAGCGGGGCGATGGGCAGCGCGCAGATGGCGTCCAACGGTAGCGTCTGATACGGCAACGCGGCGGGGAGATGGTGCTTCGCGACCTTCCAACGCCCGATGGTCCGTTCCTGCCACGGTGGATCGGCAACGATGGTGAGATAGTCACCCATCAGCGAATCGCTTGCAGGGTCAGTTTCACCGGCGCGCGCGTGCCGCCGACGATGATCTCGCCCGTCGTTTTGACCGCCAGTTGGGCAAATGCGCCACTGGCGGCATCGACCTGATCGTCGTGCGCCCCCAGTGGGAAGGCCTCGTGCTCGTCATAGAACGCCGTGTTCCACGTGCTACGGAGAATGCGGACATTGCCCGCGTTCACCTGGGCGCTGTAGGGCTTGGCGCGTTCCAACTTCGGGCCGGTGGCGCGCACCGCGTAGACGGCATAGCCGACGAGCACCTCGCGGATGAAGCGGTCGGTGACGATCTTGCCCGACGCGCCCGGTTCCTGCTCGATGAAGATCCGTACCGACGTGCCGTCGAGTTCGGCGGTCTGGCGCATCAGGTTCTCGACCTCGGCGGGCGTGCCCCGGATGCGGCGGACATCCTCGATCGTCCACAGCCCCTGCCGGTCGCGACTGACCCGGACGCCGACCGTCCAGTCCGGATCGGATGACCCGGTCTGTTTCGTCGCCGCCAAGTCCCAGTAGCGGACGCGGTTCGCCTGATCGGGCAGGGCGTCGATCGGGGTGAACCATTCGCGGCGGAACAGCCCACCATCGAAGCGCGCGTTCCAGTCGCCCTCGAGCAACTGCGCGCGCGTGACGGGATCGAGATTTTCCAAGGAGCGCGTGTACTCCTTCTGGTCGAGGTACGGGTTGTCGAGCAGTTTCGCCGGGAAGAACGGGCGCTCGCGCTGGGTGAGCGGATTGAGATAGCGCTCCTTGTGCCACTCGTGGCCGATGCCACCGGGGTTCGAGCCGTTGCGGAGCCGGATCGGGATGTTGCTGCCCGAGAGTCGCCGCAGCCGGGAGAAGAGGAAGAGAATCTGCTTGCCCGTGAACTGCGTGCTCTCATCCAGTCCGCAGAACTGGAACTCCGCGCCCCGGTAGCGCTCCAGATCGGCGTCGGTGGCGAGGAAGCCGAACGAGACGCGCGCGCCACTGGGGAAATCCCAGCGCTTGTCGTGCCGGTGCCAGCGCGCGGCCGTGCCGTCCCACCACTCGTGGGAGCGGTCCATGATCGCCCCCGGTAACGAGAGGTCCGCGTAGGTCCGGCGCAGCAGCAGGGCGTTGTACCCCGGCACGTCGATGAACTGCACCGCCGCCATCAGCAAGGCGTCCGATTTCCCGCCCCCTGCCGCCCCACCGTAGAAGGCCTCCCGTACCATGCAGGCGAGGAAGAGCGCTTGCCGCGTCGTCGGTGCGTGCGGGATGTACGGGTTGTCCTCGATCGTGTGCGTCAGTAGCTCACGCGCGTGGTCAGTTGGTGTCAGTACCCTGCCCATCGCGGATGACATTCATCGCCTCTTCATACGCCCGGTTGTAGGCGTCGTAGTCGATCGTCAGGCTCTTCGGCTGCTCCACCTTCGTCGCGCCGCCCGTGTCCATCGCCGTCGGCTTGTCGCCGTAGCCCCGGTCGCGCATCTGTGTCGTCGCGTAGAACTTGATCGCCCACGACTCGCCCCGGTCGATCGCCTGGAAGAGCTTGAGTTCGCAGAGGTCGCCCAGCTGCTGGCGTGCCTCTTTGTAGGCTTCCGATACCTGCGGGTGCTTGTAGATGTAGGCCCGCAGTGTCCTCGGCAGGATGCCTAATGCCTTCGCCGCGTCGGTGATCAGCCCCTTGCAGTCTCGGAGTGCCTCCGCTGCTGCGCGTGGCGTGCATCCCGCTGGCTTCCCCCCCGTGTGCGGTCTTCCCGGTGGCCGTCCCGATCCGCGTGGGTTCTTCGCCGTGATCGGGATCACACGCGCTCTCGGTTCGACGGTCATCGGTGCCTCCTCGGTTGAGATGCTCAGGGAAAATGGGATGCGGGCCTGTGGCGGAACGAGCCTTTCTTCGGCCATGCCCCGGTTATGCGCCTAACCAACGGGCTGGTGGGGTGTGTATCAGTGCTCCCCGGTCAGAAGGGTAGGCCGCCCCTCCCAAACGGTTAGGGCGACAGAAGGTATCGGCATGGGCACCGATCGATCGCACCGGCAGGCCTGGTGCGGCAGGCAGGCACCGACCGACACCGCGAGCACCGATCAATGATCATGATCAATCGCACCGATCGGGTAACGCGTACGGCAGTGCTCGCGGCAGTGCTCGCGGTTGTGCGGCCGCATTCCTAACTTCCGATAATGAAAGTTTATCGGAAGCTAGCACCGACACCAGGCAGGCAGTGCTCACATTCATACCTGCATGCACGCGTACGCGCGCGTGTGAGCACCGATCGATCGCACCAGGCACCGACCGACACAAGGCACCAGGCAGGCACCGATCACGCCGTTTTTCGGGACATTGTGAACACTTGCACACATCGGGCGGAACAAGAGCACTGGTGCACTGCATGCCACGTCTCACACGAGAGCTCGCGATATTGCCTGCCTGATGTCTTGCAATCGATCATCCGATGTCCTATAGTGCTACTTGAAGTGTTGAAACGGTTTCAACACAACAGACAAGAGGAGCACGAATCATG